CGACATGATGACAGAAGATCAATTTGTAGATGCATTACGTGACTTTGGCGAACGAATGAATAACCTGTCGCCTATCCTAACACAAATAGGTGGTAGGCTAGTAGACCAGATTAAGGCAGATGCACCTGTAAACACTGGAGCACTTAGACAATCTATCAAGGCAGTTATAGAGCAAGACTCTCTTAGCATTGAGATGATGTACTATGGTATCTTTCAGAACTATGGTGTAGATGGACTACAGAATGCGCCAGCAAGTAACGTACCGGCTTATGGTGTAATACAACCTGTAGCTGGTAGCCGATTCGGTTTTAGTGGTAATTATGACATGATTGGTGGCGATCTAAGCTTCGGTGCAAGAAAAGAAATATATAAGATGGGCCTAAAGCCACAACGCTTCTTTGATGTAGATATTATATCACAGGCAATAGCTGATGGCGTGGCTCAACAATTAACACAAGAATTTTAACTATGGCAACAACAGTAACACTATCACAATCACCAGGCGACTATAATCTAGCGTATGGTCCTAACCCTGTTACCTTAAGTAATTTAACTAGTGGTGCAAACAAGTTTGTACTACAAGTTAGAACACAAGGTGGCGACATCTTGGCTGATATTAGACAGACAGCCAATTCACAGGGTAAGGCTATCTTTGATATACAGAATATCTTACAGAGTTATGTGCATGTATCACCGGTTGATACAGAACTATTAGGCTTAGGTAATGTGTCACCTGCTAACCTACAACAATCAGTACAAGAGGTAGAACAATACATTCTACGTATTGGTGATGAAACTGCAGGAGTTGTAGATCTTAAGTCTGTAAGTTACGGTCCCTACAATGTAATCGGTGGCAAGAAGCCATGGTTCGATCTAACATGGGGCGAAGGTCAATACCAGGGAGCTATTAACGGAGATGACTCTAACCCTGCATGTACTAACGTATACTTTAACGGACGTCCGCTCTCTGATGAAAACGATATTTTTATCTTAGGTAGTGACTTAACTACACAAGGCGTGGCAGCACCTAGTTCTATTGGTATTAACACTAGAGTTAATGTACATGATGTATATGCATCAGACTTCCATACTGTGAGTTACTTTAATCCAATTTACAGAGGCCTACCTACACCTGCATCACAAGCACAAGGTATCGAAGGTTTTAGAATTACAACATACGAATCAGATGGCTCACAAGTCGACGATATTATTATACCTAATATCGTAGCCAACGGTGGTGGACCTAATGTTAACTACGGAGATGGTTCACAGCCTCAGAATAATACAGCAGTAATTACAGGTGGATTTGGGCCACAAAACATTTCTAACTTTACATATTATACAACACCTGTAGCAACTGCTAGTTTTCAATTAGATCCAGCAGTAGCATACTACTATGTACAGACTGTAGCGTATACACCTGGTACTTGTATAGCCTCATTTACAGGTTACGCTGATGAATCACTACACTATGTGCAAATGTATAGAATATTTGATCGTGGTATAGTATTCCCACAAACAGGGTGTTTAGACTATAACCACATACAGTTCTCTTGGTTAAACTCATTTGGCTTTAGAGACTATTACACATTTACTAAAAAGAATGTAAGATCTACTAATAGACGTGCCAATAACTACTTGGCCAACACAGTAGACTACAATGGTGCTAGCTACGCTACTAGTTCTGGTGCAAGAGGTTATACCACATACTCACAAGAAATTAAAGAGCAGTTTACAGCAAGTACTGGCTATATGTCAGATGCGGAGGCTCAATACCTTGAAGGACTATTTAACTCACCAGATGTTAGAGTACGTCTAGGTAACAGTGCGCCGCTAGGCTATGACTCCTACTTCTTTGGCTGTAATGTAACAAGTGCATCATGGACTGAAAAGTCATACAAGAAAGATAAACTGTTCCAATACGACATTAAGTTTAAATTAGCTAATAACGTAAAATCACAAAGAGGATAATATGATTCAACTTAAAGTATATGATGATAGCAGACAGCTAACACAATATTGGTTAGATCTCTATGAGACTGAGCCAATCAAGCTAAACCTAAGTGTAGAAGATATTACTAACGCTGAGGCTAAGTCTGTATTTTCTAGAACATTTAGAGTACCCGCGACTAGTGCTAATAACATATTCTTTAAGCACGCATTCCTCATAGACGGTATTGACTATGATGTAACTGTTAAGAAACCAGCAGAGATCATCGTAGATGGTGCTGAGTTTAGACAGGGTCACATTAGACTACAACGTATCTATATTAATGGCGCACAAGATAAAATAGACTATGAAATCATTTTCTTAGGAGAGACTAGAGACTTCTCGAGTGCAATAGGTGACGCTAGTATGTGTAATCTTAATATTGCTAGCCTATCACATACCGTGAGCTTTGCTGAGATTGCTAGTTCATGGAGTGCATATCCATCTGAAAAAAAGTGGGATACTGCAACTGAAAGCTTTGTTAGTCAAACACCGACTCTAACTGATGGTCTTAAGAATGGAGATGTATTATATCCACTTATAGACTTTGGTAATACATACGATGATAATGGTAATGCAGAAGAAGCCCGAATAGCAACTCAAGGTAGTAACAACTTTACACAAGGCCCTGAGTCTGACCCGGATAAGTCTTTAGAGTTAAAAAGGTTTAAACCTATGATTAGAGCTAAAAAGCTAGTAGATCAAATATTTAGTGATGCGGGCTATACTTTTACATCAGTCTTCTTTGATAGTGATACCTTTAAACAAGTCTATGTAAGTGCATTTGGTAATGAGTCTAGAATTGACTTGTCACTAGATGCTAATAGTGATAACATTATGAACGCCACTGATACTACTACACAGGGTATTTCAGGCAGTGCACTTAATGATGTAATTGTTAATGACAATGTTTCTGATCCTTCTAGTGGTAATGGATTTACAGCCGATGGTAAAAACTATCAATATACATCAGGTAGCAGTTTTTATGTAGCTCCTGTTACAGGTAGTTATATTTTTCAAGCAGAGGCAAATTACATGGCTTGGTTTGATTACTATGATTCACCACCTGGTTCACCAGTAGCCGGTAGACTCCTGCTAACAAATGCTATAGGTAGTACAATATACGCTACTGGATCTTATGCTGCTAATGCTCTTATTAGTGTACAAGGTATTGTTAGTTTAAATGCAGGCGATCAGGTACATGTAAAATTAGAAACTGCCGGCGCTGTTAGTCAAGCACAAATAACACTTTCAGCATTTGAAACGATCTCTGCACCAGGAGCGTCGCTACCTACTGCAAGTTTAGATTGTGACTATAAGCAAATAGAATTCATAAAAGATATACTAACCACATTTAGACTTGTAATGAGTCCAGATCCTGCAGATAGTAGAAACTTCATTATCGAACCGTTTGTTGATTACATCGCATCTGGTGAGCTCTATGACTGGTCTGATAAACTAATTAGAGATAAAGACTTTGTAATAGAACCTCTATTTAACACACAGTCAGATCAAATAGATTTTACACATAAAGATGATGGCGATTGGATTAACATATACCATACACAAGCCTATAAGAATGTATTCGGTTACTTACAGTTTGACTCAGGTAACGAACTACTAAAAGGTACTAGAAAGATAGAAACTAATTGGGCGCCAACTCCTCTAGCAAAAATAGAAGACGCAGGTAATACATCTAGATTTATTATACCACAATTAGTTGTAAAGAATGAGGGCGAGAATAATCCTATTAAACCTAAAACAAGATTCTTATTCTATAATGGACTACAAGAAATCTTAACTAGTGCTAGTCATTGGTATATGACCGGTGCACCAGCATCACCTTTTAGTGGTTTAAATTATTATCCATTAGTTAGTTACTATAATGAATGGCCAATGACTGTAAATTCACAAGTCTTAAACTGGAATGTAGATGTACCTTATTGGGGTGATAATGTAGGTGGCTATAATGGACTAATAACACAAAATAGTTTATACACTGAATATTGGTCTAATTATATTAATTCATTATATGATAAAAACGCTAGAAGAATTACAGCTTACTTTACACTAAATAATGTAGACTTACAAACATTCTCATTTGATGATGTTATTTATGTAGATGGTGTGTATTACAGACCAGAAAAGATTAACGATGCACAAATAGGAGTTACAGGTCCTGTTAAAGTACAGCTAATTAAACTATTAGATTATATACCAACTCCAGTATCTGATACCGCTCTTGCCTTTACTGCAACGCCACAAGGTCCTTCATGTTTCAATGGAGCTAACGGTCAAATCACTTATGTATTTACTGCGCCATTACCTGCATTCCCAGTTAGTTGGTCAAGTACTTCAGGGGATACTGGTACATTTAATATTAATCCAGGCCTAATAGATAATATAACACCTGGTACTTATGGTATTACAATAACAGATGCTACGGGTAGAACCAGCACAGATACTATTGTAGTACCTCAATCTCCTGCAGCTGAATTAACTACAACTGCAAATATTACAGAACCTAGTACTTGTTATGTGTCAGATGGAGCAGTAACTATTACAGGTGTAGGTGGAACAGCGCCTTATACAATAGCATGGACTGACGGTAGTACTTCATTTACAAGAACTGGCCTAGGTAATGGTACCTTAACATACGTTGTTACAGATAGTTTAGGTTGTGCAACTCTATCAACAGATGTATTAGTTAGTTGTCAAGTTGTAATACCATCAGGTGATATTTCATACATTAAAGAATATGACGTAGGTGGTCTGTGTCAAGGTGAAACAGTTGGAGAATCTATTCCTGTAGTTGTAATTAGAGTTAACTCTGGTAATACACCAGCAGAGCCTACTGATGGTTTCTATACGTATGATGGAGATTGGGCTTCATTACAATCAGTTTATGGAACTACACAAAACACTCTAGTTCAGATGGATCAAGATAATACATGTAATGTAACTGATTGGTACTTTAACGCTACAAGCTTTAGTCAATCAGCAAGAAGACCGTTTGATGGATGTTTCTGTCCTAATACAAATGGCTTCATAACTCAAACAGGAACCATTACTAGCAACCCTTACATATTTGTAGCAACACCATGATATTAGGAGATAAAGAATTTAAACAAGCATACCAGCCAATCTTTAATTTAGATTGGACTGGTTATGACTTATACTTAGTGGGTAGTTTAACTAACTCAGAAAGTTCAAACGATATAGATGCTATTATAGTAGGTCCTTACGATCCACCTAAGGTAATAGAATTACTAAAAGGTGTAGAAGCATGTGGACCATGGGATATTGCATACTATGGCGAAGTCTATCAACCTTATCAAATGGGAGATCCAGCAAGAATGGTACCACTAGGTAAATCAAAAGATAGACGTAGACTTAGTGCTAATCCAAAAAAATCATCTGATGGAACACCGGGAGCATGGCAAGAAGGTATATACTGGTTAAAGTGGGAATTACCATGTGCAAAACGAATAGCAAACCCAGAAAGGTACGCTGATGATATTCAGTTAATTCAAAATGGGCAACAATTATATTTCTAAATAGATATGGCACAAGAAGAAGTTAAAATTACATTTACCATTGATGGTATTGAGAAAGAAGTCAAATCTGTAGAAGAACTACAGAAAGAGATGAACAAGCTTGGTAAAGAAACCAAGAAGGTTGCACAAGAGAATTCAATATTAGCAAAAGGTAAGAAAGCATTCTCAGAATTCAAGGATACGATTAAAGGTGCAACCGCAGGATTTAAAGGTCTTGGTGGCGCAATCAAAGCCACTGGCTTAGGTCTATTAATTACCGTGATTGCTTCATTAGTAGAATACTTTAGATCGTCTGAGGAAGGCTCACGTAAGTTAGCAATAGCGATGGAAGCTGTTGGTGTCATTACTGGTAAAATCTCAGAAGCATTCCAGTTCTTAGGTGAAAAGATATTTGCAGCCTTTACTAATCCTAAAGAGGCGATCATGTCTTTCATGCAATTAGTCAAAGACAATATCATAACTAGATTTGAGGGTCTATTAGAACTAGTACCTAAACTAGGTGAAGCTATATCTCTATTATTTCAAGGTAAATTTAGCGCCGCTGGTAAAGTTGCAGCTGACGCTGTAGGTAAAGTAGTACTTGGTGTAGAAGATGTCACAGACAAAGTTGGAGGTGCTGTAGAAGCGGTCGTAGAGTTTGGTCAGACAGTAGTTAAAGAGGTTAAAGAGGCAGTTAATGTAGCAACGCAACTAGTAGATCAATTTAGAGCTATTAGAGATGCACAACAAGCCCTAATTGTAGATAATGCACTACTTAATAAAGAAATGGAGACTCAGCAGAAAATAGCTGAAGATACTAACAGAACTTACGACGAAAGAAAGGAAGCACTCGAGAGATTAGGCGAAGCACAAGTAAAACTAGCAGAAAACTTAGCAGAACAAGCGAGGCTAGAAGAAAACAACCTAAGACTACAAATAGAGCAAGAATCTAACTACGAAAAGCGAGAAGCACTCGAAACTTCGCTTGCAGAGGCTACTGCTGCAAGAATTGATGCCGAAACTGCGTTAGAAACACGTAGACTAGACGCACAACGTATTACTGCTGAGTTAGAGCGAGAAGAAATAGAGAGAAAGCAAACTATTAGAGATAAACTGGCTGAAATGGAGCTAGAAGATATAGAGAATGAGTTTGTAAAGGCACAGGCCGAGTTAGAGGCTGCACAACAGAGAGATCTAGAAGAATTAGATAGACTTAAGGCTACAGAAGCAGAGAAACAAAAAGTACGAGAGTTCTATTCTGGTCAGAAAAAGAAATTAGACATAGAGGCTGCCAAAGCAGAAGAACTGTTACAGAAACAAGTAACTGAGAATAACCTACAGTTAGCAGCGGGCGCATTTAATGCCATTGCTAATCTAGTTGGTAAAGATAGTGCTGCTGGTAAAGCTGCCGCGATTTCTGCAGCTACTATTTCCACATATTTAGGCGCACAGAAGGCTTATACATCTCAAATGACACTAACACCAGATTCACCTATACGTGCTGCCTTAGCCGCGGGTGTAGCAGTTGCGACTGGTCTAGCAAATGTAAAAGCTATTATGCAAACTAAAACACCAGGTCCTAGCGCTGGAGGTTCAACACCTACACAACCTAGTATACCTGCATTTAATCCAACAGATGCTCTTGCAGACGCACAGAGCGGTGCGGATATAGATAATCAAGTAGGACCTGAATCAGTATCCGGTGCTGGCGGTAATCCAGCAGTAATTAGAGCCTATGTGGTTGCAGAAGAGATGACAACACAACAAGAGGCAGACGCAAAAATTAATGACCTAGCAAGGTTGTAAGATAAATACATTATGAAGAAAATAGTAGAACTTTTAATTGATTGGGATGAAATGGACTTCGATGACTTAGGCGTCGATGTAATGTCAATCGTAGATAAACCAGCAATTGGTATAGACTTCTTAGCTTTTAGCGAAGAGAAGTTTGTAGAACGTAATCCTGGAGAGTCAGAAAATGATTTTATTGGTAGATGTATACCAGTATTAAAAGGTGAAGGCTATGACGACGATCAAGCTGCTGCTATTTGTTACGACTCA